TGCTTGAGGCGCGGGGGATTGCTGTGGAGCTGACAAGGACGGAAGACGAATGTCCTTCCCTTCAGGAGAGGGCGCAGAGGGCAAGGGCTTGGGGAGCGGATTTGTTAATCTCAATACATCATAACGCTGGGGGCGGGGGCGGCGCAGGGTATGAGATATTTAAAAGCGTAAAGGCGACATTGGATGACAATATGGCGGTGATGTTGGCAGGTGAATACAGCAAGGTGCAAAAGGCGCATGGGGTAGGCATATTTACAAAAACATTGGCGACCGGAAGAGATTATTACGGGATAATAAGGTACAATGTCGCTCTGGGTATTCCGGCGATAATCAGTGAGTATTGTTATTTGGACAGCCCTGATGTTTTGCATATCAATACCGATGAGGGAATATATAAAGAGGCGGAGGCGATTGCAAAAGCGGGGTGCCGGTTATGCGGGGTAGATTGGGAGATTAAGCCTTTGACACCTGTAACGCCGATTGAGGAGCGGATTGCGCTGGCGATGGTGGATAAGGGATGGAGTAAAGACCCGGCGTATTGGCAGGCGTGTATGGAGGGGAAACGTGCGGCGGATAGTATTAGTTTGGTGACGATACTGGGGAAAGCGGTTGGGATAAGCGAGTGATGTTTTAAGGTTGTAACCCCCCAGCCCTGCGGGGCAGCCCCCCTAATATGGGGGCGATGGGGAAAACGGAGGGCGGAGTAGAACCCCGCCCCTACAAAAGGGGTAATGATTTGGAAGCGGCGAGAGAGATTAATATAGTGCAGATGCCGTCTTGGTGGGCGGAGCTGAAGGAGAATGAGCTGCCAGAGCCGTATAAGGAGATAGCGTCGTTAATTGGGGTGGATGATGCGGTTAAGCTGTTTCGGATGCAGGGGCGGGCGGTGTACCTTGGTAAGCGGCAGAAGTCGGGACAGCAGACCGAGAACTGGATTGAGCTTGTTAATATAATAGGGATTGATAACGCAAACAAGATTCGCAAGAGGTTTTCAGACTGGATGTATTTTAAAAAGGCGGACGAACTGCTACGGGAACGGCGAGATGAGATGATGTTTATGGACTTTGACGGTGGCAACTATGGGGCGTTGGCAACAAAATATCAATTGACAGAGCGATGGGTGCGTGATATAATAGACGGCAGGCGTAAGGTTGAGCAGTGGGAGCAGGTTGGGTTGTTTGGTGATTAGATGTTAGAAGTTAGAGGTTAGAGATTGGAACGCCTGCGGGCGTGACGGGCGGAACGCCACAGAGGGCGTTCCCTACAATATAGGTAATCGTTGAAGCGGTTCAATGGGATTTGGGAATAAAATATTATATAATCTCGGTAGAAAGAGCAAGCAGGCTCTTCCTACCGAGATTATTTTTTTTGCCACAAATAATCTTGGGAATTTCCCCCTTTGATGTTTGGCGGGCGGGTTTTGGAACTCTCCTTTTCCTGCCCGGCAAATGTTTATAATAAAGGGGAACGCTGCGGCGGGGAGATTCTTCGCTACGTTCAGAAAGACAGACCGCCTGCGGGCGGGGCGGAACGCCACAGGGAGCGTTCCCTACAGGGTAACATTATGCGGGCGTATGCGATACGCCCCTACAGGAAAATAGCGGGACGGATAAATCCGTCCCCTACAATAAAAATTTTTAAGGGGGAATTGGTAATGGCAGAGGTTTTTTGGGGACAGGTATTGCCGGCGCTTGTGAGCTTGGCGGCGGCGGCGGTTTGTTACGGCATTGGGGTATTGACAAACTGGATTAGGCAAAAGGCAGATATTGACGGCAAGAACCATGCAGACTCCGTTATCAGTATGGCATTGTATGAAGCGGAGAGGATTGTGCAGGTGGTTGTTGGCAAGACCGAACAGACGGTCGCTGAGCAGCTGAGACAGGATGTGAAAGACGGTAAGGCGGATAAGAGTGAATTAGATAAGTTAGGAAGTTACGCATTCATGGAAGTTAAGCGTATTTTGGGACAGGAAACGCTTGATTTAATACAATTGCATCTTGGAGATGTAAATATTTATTTAGGCGGGTTGATTGAAAATGCGGTGTATCAGATGAAGCAGAATAAGGTTGTCCCGTTGCCGTCGGGGGTTAATGTTCAGACGGTTGTTCATCAGGATGTCGGGGATGAGCTGATTCCCCAGGAGGAGAAGAGGACATTGGCGTAACGGTGAGGGAGCGGCAACTTCGGGCGGCACAAGGCACGCCCCTACAGGGTAGCAAATAGGTGGAAGGGCAAAGGCGTAAGGCGGGACGGATAAATCCGTCCCCTACAAAAGATTGACGGGAGTGGACAGCTTTGGGCTTGGATGATGTTTTAAAGATTGCAAATGTTATTATGGTGCCTATACAGATTGTTGTTCTTTTTGTATTGCCGGGATATAGGCGGCAGATAACTAAGCTCGAAGAGGCGGATAAGGAAAATAAGGTTAAAATTGAAAAAACAGAGGCTGAACATAAGGAAGAAATAAGAAAAATAAACGAAAAGATACACAATATAGTTGAGGAGTTGCCGGGGAAGTATGTTACCAAAGAGGAGTTTTTAAAGTCAACAGGTGAGATATTTTCGATTTTAAACGAGGTTAAAAAGGTTGTATATGGCATTGACGGATATATAAAAGGATTGAAAGGAAGGAATGAATTATGAATTTAAGGAATGATGAAATAACAAGGGACAGGGAAAAGTTTAAGCAGAACAACGGTACCATATTGCGAATGACCGTGCAGGTGCTACCGTGCGCTTGGTTTACCAAGAAGGATTTAAAGACTGTGCTTGCGGCGGAGAAAATGACGGCGAATGAGCTTAATTATTCTCTTAATTACCTTGAGGGCGCAGGGTACATAGAGGGGCGGCTTGCCGAGACCAGGGCGAAGGTTAGCATAGCGGACTTTGATGAGGACTTGCTGGAGCTTAAACTTACCGCAGAGGGTACAAAGGTTATTATGGGGTTTGTGCAGGATAATGCGGTGGAGATTTAGGCGTTACAAAAGCGGAACGCCACAGGGAGCGTTTCTTTTACAAAACGGGCGGGATAAATCCCGCCCCTACAGAGGGGCGGATTAGATGGCTGTTAAGGATAAGGTAAATATAAATAAGACGGGCGGCACAAGGCACGCCCCTACAAAAGAAGGTAAGAAGCCGCAGAGGAAGAAGTCGGGAAAGTCGAGGGTATATTGCCGTTATGATATGTTGCCGGGTATGGTGCAGCAGCTGATTGACGAGCGGCTGAATAATCCTTCTATAACCTATTTGGATATTTCGATTGAAGTACATGATTTGGGTTATGAGATAAGCCGCTCCAGTATTGGACGGTATGCCCTTGCACGGTTTAAGAATAATCAGGCTATGCAGATTAAGCTTGCCGTAGCAAAGCAGCAGGCAGAGGTTGCGGCGCGGATGAGCGGCGGGGACATTGCTAAGTATGCCAAGGGCGCAGCTAATATCGTTATGACTGAAATGGTTAACCGCATACTATCTGCCGATGTTACCGAGTACGATATGATGGACATGGAGGACGTGCTTAAATCTATGTCCCGCTTGATTAAGGATATGACGGCGATTGGGAAATTAGAGTATGTGCAGGATAAGGGCAAGACGGCGGCTTTGGCAGAGTACGAGGAACTTTTGGATAAGTATTTGAGCGATGAGCCGGAGATGAAGGAACGGTTACTACAGTTGATTGAGGAGAAGGAACAAAACGAAACAAATGGGGATGTGTGATTTGCGCCTGTGTGGAGTTTTGCGGGGTTGGGGGGACAAGTTACCCGCACCTTGGCGGGGGCGGCGGTTTTAAAAAGGTTTAAAAGGGTTTTAAAAGGTATATAGGCGGTGGGTTAGATGGATATGCTGCAGAGGTTGGCAAAACGGCAGAGCGGGTTTAGTGATGTGCTCCTTAATGCCGAAAATAATTTAAAGTGGAATCCTGTGTTTGACGAGGTAAATAAAACTATTGTCAGGTACAGGGTGCTGAAGGGCGGCGCCGGTTCGGGGAAGTCGCAGGATATTGCCCAGGATTATATCTGTAAGCTGTCGAGTCCATTTTATAAGGGCGCTAACCTTTTGTGCCTGCGAAAAGTAAACGAGGCAAATGAGCAGTCTACCTTTGCAGAGTTGCAACGTGCAATATATTTGATGTTTGGGGATAATTGGGAAAAGTATTGGACTGTTAAGACAAGTCCTTTGTATATGGAGTGCAGGATTACTGGGAATATGGTTGTGTTTCGTGGGATGAATGATGCAAAGCAACGGGAAAAGGTTAAGTCAATTAACTTTAAGCGTGGGAAACTATGCTGGATATGGTGCGAGGAAGCTACGGACTTTTTTGAAAGTGATGTTGATATACTTGATGACCGTTTGCGTGGCGAGCTGCCAAACCCTAATTTGTTTTATCAGAATACATTTAGTTTTAACCCGGTATCGGCGGCGCATTGGCTGAAGGGGAAGTATTGGGATAACCCCGCTCCGGAGATTGTAAAGTGCCAGAGTACATATTTAGATAATCAATTTATTGACGACGGGTACCGCCGCAGAATGGAAATGAGAAAAGAGCGCGACCCGGATGGGTACCGTGTGTATGCCCTTGGTGAGTGGGGAGAGCTTGGCGGGCTGATATTTACGAATTATGATGTTGCGGCAATATCGGACAAGTGGGAGGATTACGACAAGATTTATATTGGGCAGGACTTTGGATACAACCATGCAAACGCAATACTGCTTATTGGGTATAAGGGCAGGGATATATACGTCCTCAAAGAAATTTATGATTTTGAGAAGGATACCGATTATAACATTGCAAGGGCTGAGCTGACAATGCCTAAGCATATAATGATGTTTTGCGACTCGGCAGAGCCTAAGACCATTAACCGATGGATGATGAAGGGCTGGAAGGCTATGGCGGTTCGTAAGGAACCTGGCAGCGTGAGGGCACAGATTGACTGGCTGAAGGGCAGACGGATAATTATTAATACGCCATGCGTTAATACCATAAAAGAAATAGGGCAATGGAAATGGCGTAAGGATGAAAAGACCAACACATATTTGGACGAGCCGGTGCCGTTTATGGATGATGCAATGGCGGCCCTGCGGTATGGGGTTGAGGATTTTAGAAAATACAGCAGGGATTAAGGTGCGGAACGCCACAGAGGGCGTTCCCTACAATAAGGGGGAAATGGTATGTTGACGACGACAAAGGATAAGGTGCAGGCTCTGGCGTTTGATTTTTTGGGGAGCGGTATGCAATGGCCGCCGCCGAGCGAGGTGGAGAGGCTTGAGCGGTATGCTGCCAACAAGTTGCTGTTTGAAAATAAGCACGAGGTGCAGTTTAAGGAAAATCTTAAACGGATACAGCGGGTTATCGGAAATTTTGATGAAGTGGTAAGCTATACGGTTAATATGAATTATTTCCGTAAAATCAGCTTAAAGACTGCCGACCTGCTGCTTGGGGAGCCGCCTAAGATTAAGGCGGAAAATGAGAATAAAAATGAGCAGCAGACCATTGATGATTTTATCAAGGAAAGCGACCTATACAAAAAAGACTATATGCTTGCCATTGACGTGAGCAGATACGGTGTAGGGATATTTTATCCTCACCGAAATACCGAGGGGAAGGTGTATATAGATACGGTTACGCCTTCGGTATGGTTCCCAATTTACAACGTTGATAATGTGCAGGAGTGTTTTTGCCATGTTTTGGCGTGGGATTATGCCGAATATCAAAACCCCGGAGATAAGACCAGCAAGGCGGATTATTTTTTGAAGGTGCAAATTCATGTGCCGGGGAAATATATTGAGCGGCTCTATAAATTGAGCGATATTAAGCCGCCTATAAAAACAATAACCGGCATGATTAGCGAATCGGTGCATGCTACAAAGTTAAAGGATATGCCAATTGTGCCAATTGTTAATGTGGCTACAAGTGATAATCAGCTTGGATATGACGATTACGAGGATGTGCAGAGTATAATCTGCGAGCTTGAAATACGGGTGGCACAGATTGCAAAGATATTAGACCAACACGCCGCGCCTACGCTTGCCGCCCCAAGATTAGCAATTGAGCAGGATGCCAATGGCAGGTACTATTATAAGAGCGGCAAGGTTATACCAATGTTTGAGGGTGTGCCTGTGCCGCAATACATAACGTGGGACGGTCAGCTTGAGGCGGCGTTTAGACATATTGAAATATTAATGCAGGCTCTTTATTATTTGTCAGAGATGGGGCCTGCGGTGTGGGGTGATGCCGAGAAGCTCGGCAACGTGCCGAGCGGTACAGCATTGCGCCGGATGATGATGCCGACGCTTGCTAAGGTGAACAGAGTACGGAGTAATTTTGATACCGGGGTTAAAAAGGCATTGATGATTGCGGCAGAGCTTCAGGGAACGCCGTTATCGGGCGTATCAATAACCTGGCAGGATGGATTGCCGGCGGATGAGATGGAGAATGCCAATATTATTAATCTGCGTACCGGAGGCAAGGCGACCATGAGCAGGCAGACGGCGATTGAGAGATATGACGGTGCGACCGCATCGGCAACGGAAAATGAGATTGAAAAGATTGATGAGGACGAGGCAATGAGTAATCAGTTAGTGCCGCCGGTGTTTGGAAATTAGAAGCTGGATGCTGGATGCTGGATGTCGGAACGCCTGCGGGCGAGATGGGCGGGCACGGAGACCCGCCCCTACATAGGACGGCGGGCGTATTCAATACGCCCCTACAATCGGGCGGAGTAGAACCCCGCCCCTACAGGGGGAAGGTGAGATGGATGCAAGGGCTGAGCGGTTAGTATTGATTTATCGGACGGCATTGGAGAGGCTATTAAAGATTATAAGCAATAAGGTGTTCAGGGGTAATGCCGTAGCTTATGAGATGGCATTAATCAAGCAGATTGAGGAAGAGATACAGAAGCTGAACATTGAGGCGCATGGATGGGCGCAGACGGAAATTCCGCAGGTGTATTATGCGGGAACCCGTGAAGTAGATAGGCATCTTGAAGCGGCGGGGCTGTTGGAGAGCGGAGGAGCATCTGCGAGCGGGAAGCTTATGCGTTATGCTGAGGCAGACGGTTTATTAGCAACTTTGGCACTGCTGCATACCGAAGCGATTAAGTTGATTGTTACAAATACCATTGAGGCTTTAATCAATGCCAATAATTATGTCGGACGTGAGCTACGGGACAGTATAAGGCAGGCGGGGCTGGAGGCGGCGGCAGAGAAATTTGCAACCGGAGCGACAGTAAAGCAAATGCAAAAGAACCTTGAGGGGAAGATTACGGCGCAGGGCATACATACGATAACCGCCAAGAACGGGCGGAATATAAACGTTGAAAGCTATGCCGAATTGGTTGCCCGCTCCACTACCGCAGAGGCGACTAACAGAGCAACTACAAACCAACTTACAGGATTGGATTATGACTTGGTGGAGATGACTACACACTTCCCTACCTGCGCGATATGCGCACCGCTTCAGGGAAGGGTATACAGCATAAGCGGAAATGACAGCCGGTTCCCTCCATTATCTACGGCGCATGGCGGGCCATATGCAAATATACATCCTAACTGCCGCCATAGATTAGTACCGTGGGTTAAAGACAGGTTTGGCGATGACGAGAGCAATACGGCGGTGGATGAGGCTATAAAGCGGAGTAATAAGCCGTTTAATACAGACCCACGGAGTAAGGCTGAAAAGGAAAAGTATGAGGGTGAGCAGAGGTACAAGGCGCAGATGCGGGGAGACCGTATTCAGTTTGCTAAGTATAAGGCGGTATTGGGTGAGGATTCGCCGGGGACGTTTAGCGCGTTCCGACGGATTAAAAAAAACAATGAGGAGCGGTTTGCCGAGATTGAAAAGCAGTACAGGGCGGCGCGGCGTGAGCAAAGGAAAAAAGATTGAAGGGGTTCAATGGGAAGTCGCGCGCGGGTGAGTTAAAATTAGGGAGTAGGGTTTTAAAAGGGTTTAAAGTATATTTAAAATTATTTTAAGGAGTGTTGGAAATGGAGTTTTTAAAAAAGCTGTTGGGGGACGAGCTGTTTGCGACGGTTGCCGCAAAGCTCGGAGACACTAAGCTGCTGCTTGATGACGGCAGCTATGTTGCCAAAAAGGATTTGGATGATGCGGTGGCGCAGAGGGATGCCTTTAAGGGACAGGTGGAGGAGACAGGAACCAAGATGAAGGAGCTTGAGGGCAAGCTGAAGGATATTCCTAATACGGAAAAGCTTCAGTCGGAGATACAGGCTCTTCAGGAAGGCAAGACAAAGGCGGAGGCTGCTGCGGCTGATATTTCGCTAAATAGCGCAATTAAACTTGCGGCGGTAAAGGCGAAGGCAAATGACGCGGCGGATATACTTGCCTTTATTGACAAGACCACGCTGACGGTTGAGGGCGAGGATGTCAAGGGCTTGGATGAGGCGATAAAGGGTATGCAAGAGAGCAAGCCGTATCTGTTTGCGGAGCAGAAAGAGCAGACCGGCGGCGGAGCGAACCCTGCGGGTGGTGGAAATGTAACGCCTGCGGACGAGAAGATGCTGGCGGAGGCAAGGAATGCGGTAAGCCAGTAGGCAGGAAACAGGGCAAAGGAGACAGGCGAAACGGGAAACGACGGAACGCCACAGGGAGCGTTCCCTACAAAACGGACGTATAACCATACGTCCCTACAAGAAAATTAAAATTGGGAGGATGATTGTAAATGGCGAATACGATTGCATATGCACAGGTTTTTCAGCAGGCTTTGGATGAGCAGATGTTGTCCGGAGCGGCAACTGGTTGGATGGAGCTTAACGCCGCCCTTGTTAAGTACAACGGCGGTAACGAGGTTAAAATCCCTAAGATGGTAATGGACGGCATGGCCGACTATGACAGGTCAAGCGGTTTTGTTGCCGGCGGCGTTACCCTCTCTTGGGAGACCCACGCAATGACGATGGACAGGGGCAGGACATTTAGCCTTGACGCTATGGATGTTAACGAAAGCAATTTTGTGGCTACCGGCGGAGCGGTTATGGGGATGTTCCAGCGTGAGAAGGTTATACCTGAGGTGGACGCATACCGTTTAAGCGCAATTGCTACTAAGGCGATTAATGCAACCCAGAGCGTGGATTATACGGCTGCATCCGCAACCATACTGGCTACGTTGCGCGGGCAAATTGCGGTTATACAGGACAACATTGGCGAGAATGCGCCGCTTGTTATCAGCATGAGCTTTGCGGCGGCAAATGTGCTTGATATGGCCGACAATATAGCCAAGCAGCTTGGGGTAGCGGATTTTGTTCAGGGCAACGTTACTTTAAAGGTTAGGGCAATTGACGGCATTCCGATAATCCGTGTGCCATCTGCCCGGATGAAGACGGCGTATGTGTTTAATGACGGTACGACCGAGGGGCAGACCGCCGGAGGGTTTACCGCCGATGTTGCGGCGCAGGATATTAACTGGATAATTAGCGCACGCCGGTCTATCATTGCGATTTCCAAGACCGACAAGATGAGGATTTTCACGCCGGATGTTAATCAGTCTGCCGATGCGTGGAAGATGGATTACCGTAAGTACCACGATATATGGGTGCCGGATAACAAGGTTGCCGGAATATATGCGTGTACGGTAGCGTTGCCGGGTAATTAGCAGGCAGGAGTAATGGCGAGAAAATAAGCGGGACGGATAAATCCGTCCCCTACAGGGGAAACGGATATTACGGCGGAACGCCACAGAGGGCGTTCCCTACAAAGCGGGCGTATGCAATACGCCCCTACGATTGGAGGTTTGGAAATGGCTTATAAATTAACACGGAGAAATGTTGCTAAGATTGTTGATGCGTCGGAAAAGGCGCAGAGGCTTATAGACGCAGGGTTTGAGCTTGTGGAGATGGTAGACCCTACCGATGCACAGCATACGGCGGCAACGGAAACGGTGTTAGCAGCGATAGCGGTTACAACGGATTTGGATAATCAGGAAGCGGCGGCGGCTGTGCAGGCGACTATTAAGGCGCTTGCCAAGACGATAAATTTAACTCATGCCGTGGTGGTAGGTTTAGCAAGGCGTGATTATGATTTACTGACTGGCGACCAGCAGGCATTGGTGCTTAACTCGGCTAAGCTGTTTCAGGCTGAAGGGACGATTGTCAAGCTGAATATTGCGGCATTATCCGACCCGATAACATTGGCAGATGCTGCCGATGTTGCAGGGGCGCGGACGGCGTATGATTTGCTTGAAACTGTCGGAATAGAAAAGGTTACAAATTATGCTGTGCTGACGGCTGCCGAAGTTGCAATTGCAACCTTAACCATTGCGGCATTATCTGACCCGATAACTGCGCAGGATGCGGCGGATGTTGCGGCGGCACGAGAATGGTTTGACGCATTGACTACCGTACAGCAGGCGACGGTGGAAAATTACCATGTGCTGACCGAGGTAGAGATTGCTTTAGTAGTACTGGAGATTACCGCACTGCCCGCTGCTGAATCGGTTGCTTTGGCTGATGATGCTGATATTATTGCGGCAAGGGCAAGCTATGATGCGCTGTCTACCGCTCAAAAGCCGTTGGTGGAGAATTATGCTACCTTGACGGATGCAGAGGCGGCGGTGATTGCGCTTAATGGTGAGATTACAGCGGCGATTGATGCAATTACGGCTCTTCCTGCCCCTGAGAGTGTACAGCTCTCTGATGAATCGGCTATAACGGCTGCAAGGGGATTGTATGATGCGCTGACTGAAGAGCAGAAGGCATTGGTAACAAATTATACAACGTTGCAGGCAGTTGAAGCAGCGTTTGCGTTGTTATAACAGGAGGTGCAGAGATAGATGTATAAGATGATAAAGCATGGCAGGGTTAAGGAAGTAGAGACTGCCAAGCAGAGGGATAAGCTGCTGATGTATGGGTTTAAAGAGGTTGTCGGCGAGGAGCCGAAGGGTAAGAAGCAAGAGAAACTCCCTCCGTCAACTGCGGTTGACACCTACCTCAATGAGGGAGGCAAGGCGGAAGCCAAAGGGGACGGCGGATAAGGAGCGGGCGGAACGGCGGAACGCCACAGGGAGCGTTCCCTACAAGGCGGGACGGATGAATCCGTCCCCTACAGAGGAGGTGGAGAGGTTATGGCTTTAACAGTTGGTACTAATAG